TGAATCCGCTACTGATTTTTTCAATCTTCATCATAGTCGTGAGATTCTTAAGACCATACTTGACTGCTCTAGCCTTCCGCTAGGCGTCAGGGATATGGCCTACGATAGTTTATTTTCCATCGTAGAATCTAAGGGTCGTTCAACCACCATGAAGTCAGGCCAGCTGATGGGTGATAAGTTGTCATTCCCTCTTCTGTGCCTCACTAATTACCTCGCTTTCGTATATGCGATGCGACCTTTCGGTCCATTGCCTCCTGTCCGTATCAACGGGGATGACATTGTCTTCCGTTGTACTAGGAGTATGAAAGATCATTGGTTCAGTGTCGTCAAGAAATCAGGATTGATTGTCAATGAAGCTAAGACTATGGTTCATGAGTCTTTCTTCTCATTAAATTCGTGTTTCTTCGAGGCTTCCATCCGTGGACTCCCTAAGATAGTTCCAATGATTCGACCTCTCCCTCTCTTCCGTCCGTCCTCTGACGGTTCGTTGAAGTTGGGAGGCCGGTTGAATGACTGTTCTTTAGGGTTTACGGGTCGTGAGAAGAATATCGTCACAGCTCATTTCCTTCGTCATAATAAGTCATACCTTTGGAAATCTCAGGTCTCTCTTCATAGAGGGCACGGTGTGCAAGTACCTTATCATGTGCTTGTGGACACTGGCCTCTTCGAACGTGAGCAAACTTACTTATCGCTCGATCGGAAGCTTGATTGTTTTCCGATCTTCAATAGAGTGATAGAAGGTTTTGTTCGTGTTCCGGTCGTTAAGTCAAATCGTAAGTGGATCTCACGGTCCAAGCTCCCTTTACAGGAGTACTTTCGGAATGAGACCTGGCGTACTGTTGAACAAGAGACCCCAGAAGACCGGGGGCCGATCAAAGTTGTCATGAAGATTCTTCGTAAAGGAGTCGTGAAGTGCGGAAAATTTCATTGGATGTTTGACAAGTCATATCCAGGGCGCTTTATGTGTCCACCGGAATTTTATCGTAAGTGCGCTCCCAGAATTGGAATGGCATTCGTACAGGAGGAAAGGGGTAAACGAATCCAGTTCGTAAAATCCGCTACTTAACTGTAGGATAGGCTCAACCTTTTGATTCCCGTCAAGTGTGTGGTCTATGCGGAAATAGACACCGTCCTGCGTCAATGGTGCATAATTGGGTGTTATCGGAGGGCCTTCACATAGGTGAAGGTACCTTCGGGCCAAGCTAGTTGCTCGTACCCCACAGGGTGGATTCGTCCAGAGTGATTCCGGTTTCATCCTACCTTGTCCGACATACGGAAGGTGGCTTCCTGCGCACACAAGCTGAACCCGAGTTGAATGGGTCCTTGGATTAGAACAATTCCACCAGGGATTGGCATGAACCAAAA